AACTGAGATACCGTCCCAGACGGTTTAACACAGGTGATGGCTGCTGACTGAGGGACACCAAGACGGTCGGCCCACTCTGCGTTAGTGCTAACAGCGACACTTCGTAGATGTTCAAGGGTCTTCTCCAGTCCAGCGTTCTTGCTGGTCATAAGCGGGTTGTCCATAATTCCCGTGAGGGAGACACCAAGCAGGCGCTCTTCCTCTGTGTTCTTCTGCCAGACCTTACGGAGGTATGGGAAGTTGGTGTAGGTAGACTGGATAGTACCAAGGATGGTGGCCAGACGTACCTTCTCAGAGAGGGTGTCAATGGTGTCGGTAGCTCGTACTACAACCTCTGTCAGGTTACAGAACTGGTACGGGCGCAAAATAATCTCTGAGCATGGGTTGGTGCCAAATTCCCACTCTGGGTCTCGACGGTCATTCTTAGCCGCTTGAGCCTTGGACGCTGCACGGTTGAAGATACCACGCTCACCAGACTTGGACTCGATCAGAGCTTGCCACTCTTTCATGAAGAGTTCTACGTCTGGCTTCTCAGTGTAGGCTACAGAGTTGTTAGCCAAGGCACGCTGGCCTTCGTTGTCCCACCAGTTGCCAGACTTGGCATTACGCATACGGTCGTCAGATAGGTTAGACAGGCTAATCATAGCAGAGCGGCGTACACCACCTACGACTACGACTTGACCAATCTTACACATCAGATCGTGGCACTCAAGGGAGGTCAGCTTGCGACCCTGTGCCTTCTTGAAGATAGAGACAGCGAAGTTGAACAGGTCCACCAGAGGTGCGGGACCACTAGCACGGCCACCGAAGGTCTTCAGGCGTGCGCCAGCAGGACGCACCTTAGAGACATCCCACTTAGGGATTTCACCAGCCCACAGGAGGGACAGAACCTGACGCAGGGACTTAGCCCAACCCTCTTTGCTGTCCTTGACCACCACGGTCGTCTCGCTATCGAAGAGGGTATCTGGAACCTCTGGCAGCTTGGAGATGTACTGACGCTCCACAGAGAAGCCTACACCCGTACCACAGAGCAGGATGAACATAGCCTCATCAAAGCTCTTAGGGTCATCTACCGGGAGGTAGCTACAGTTGTAGCCGGAGGTGTTGTCTCGATGCAGTGCTGGACCAGCAGTCATCATAGCACGCATAGAGGGCATAACTTCAAGGTCGAGGATAGCTCCAGCAAGATCAGTAGCTGTGTCTCCGTCTACGCTAAGACCGACAACTTCATCCATGTAGCGTTGTACGGTTTCAGCCCAGTTCTCTCGACGGCCTTCGGTCTCAAGCCAGCGTGCGTAGCGAGACTTGGCAATAAACTGTTGGTAGGGGGTGGGCAGTAGGTTACTCATCGAATAAATCATCCAGCTTTGGTGGTTGGTAGTTAGGGCCTTTTAGCACTTTTCCATCGTCCCTGTAAAGGGGTTTTCCATCTACCAACTTGCTCATGTTCGAGGCATGCACTCTGTTGAAGACAGTATCTAGTGGTAGTCCAAAGGTTATGGCTGTACCATACACCACATATAGTAGGTCTGCAAGCTCTTTTGTGAGGGCTGCTTTATCAACATCCTCTGACTCTAGCTCCACAAGAACCTCTGAGGACTCCTCATAGATCAGCTTAGAGCGTAGCTGTAGAAGGCTTCGGGTAGGGGCTACATTGGTGGGTTGCCCCATAGCCTTCGTAAAGTAGCGTACTTGGTCGGATTTACGCAAAGGGTAGGTCATTCGTCTTCCTGCCCCGCTCCAAAGAGGGAAACCATTCCCATGATAACGCCAAGCATAAGGTTCATAATGCCAAGGGTCAAGCCCAAGACAACACCAGTTCCCACGATAATGAAGGGAGCTACCAAGCCCACCATCACTGCCATACTAATCATCTGATCCATCTTCGTTCCTATACTGTTCTAAGTCAATGAAGCCTAGCTCATCTAGGACTTCCAGTGCTTCTACGATGGTGAAGCTGCTATCAGCGAGTAGCTGACGTACGCCGTACTTCTGGATCAGGTGGCTAATGTATTGTTTCCCCTTCAACATACCCAATCATGTTCTCCATGTTTTGTAAGTCTTCCTCGTCCCAAATGACGAAAGAAGTATAAACACCCATTTCTAGGTCAAGTTGAAACTGTGGAGAGTTTACGAAGTCAACACAACTTGCGTATAATCCGCTCCACAGTTCAACGAAGCCCCCTTGAGATTCAACGTCCATCAGTCCGAAGACGTAGTAGATTTCTGACTCTGACATAACTCTAAGTAATGCTCCATGCTAATGACAGCCAGCCAAGGCTTTCTGTCTCCCCGTAGGAAGACCACAGGCTCATAGTAGCCGTCTTGCTTTGCTTGGTCAACATAATTGTAGAGTGTCGCAAAGTCTTTACGACGTTTCACCTCCACAGAAATAGGAAGGCTGTTTCGGGCTAGAGGGGACAACTGAATGTCCTCTCCATTTTGTCCCATCGCTGTAGACCTGACATCATCAGGCTCAAGATGGGGGAAGGCTTTAAGGATAGCGTCTCTGACTTCTTGTTGTCCGAGTCGTCCCTTTGCCTTGGAAGACCTAGCGTTAGCCATCTGGGGGTTCCCACAGTTCTTCTGGCTTACGTCTTAGCCAGAGAAGTCTTCCGTTCTCTACGATCCGTTCCTTGTCACCATAGTAGGCTTCTAGGCAGCGCTTGTAGAGGTCTTCTTCTGTCTCACAACCTTTAAGGATGGTCTCAGCCCGTAGGGGGCCTACTCCGTCGATGCCCTTGATGTTGTCGGCATTATCGCCCATCAAGATTTGCTGGTAGAAGAAGGACAGACCCTCGAACTCTTCGACAAACTTCCACTGACGTTTTACGAAGTTGTAGTGCCAGCAATGTAGCTGGTACATATCTTTGTCGATGGATGCTACACAAGAGGTAGGGCCTTCCTGTGTAACAGCCTGAGAGATCAAGTCGTCTGCCTCTTCCCCCTCCGATACGATTGCTTGCCACTTCTCCTGCATATGAAGGCGTAGGTCCGTCAAGTAAACAGGTTTTGGTTTGCCTGACCTGTTGCCTTTGTAAGGAGCAGCTTTTGCAATGTCGTATCGGAAGTTTCCCCGGCCCGTCAGAAAGACTTTAAAACAGTCTGGACCGGGAAAATCCATAGCTTCGTGGATAATGTCTTCGATCATCCTATCGACGTTGGCGACTGCGGACTGGAAAGAGTATCCGTTACTATCAGCCGAAGCCGCCATGCGATATGCAATTATATCGCCGTCGATAAAGGTCTTCGATATGTCCCTATGAACGGAGGTCATCCGAAGAGAAGGAGTTACCACTCCCTGCTGTCGCTAGGAGTTGTTCGAGGTAGCTGAAGCCCTGCATCTGCAAAGCCTCAAGGTAGAAGCGGAGACTGTCTTGGACAAAATCTCCGATGTCTTCCTGCTCGATAGTGAGTACCTGATCTACACCATCTTCCTCAAGGGTACGGGTCATAATGACTTTCAGTTGCATTAGAAGTCATCTCCCGATGCACCAGCCTCGTAAGGCTCATGCTCAAGAATGGCCACCTTCTCAAGTGTGTCGATCACTGCACGCCCTTCGTAGACGTTGACCAGCACCTTGACACGGGAGCCATTACCGATAGCACCATCATTGACAAACGACCACTCAGCAGAACCTTTTGGGTCTGAGGTGCGGTTGAGTACCTTTGGTGGACCCATCTCTACGCCCTTGCTGCCGTCTTCGTTTGGCAGGTTTGGGTTGTAGACTGGACGCTTCAGCTTGACGTACTTACCAGAGCCGTAGTTAGGATTGCCATCCTTGATGGTTTTCCACTGACCCTTGGTCTCGGGGAAGCCTTGGTTGATAAACTCTTCTACATTGTCGGGGTAGAAGTTCATGTTGTACTGACCTTTGGTGTTCTCATGGAAGTCCATGTTGTCGTCGTAGTTGTCCGCAAAGATGCGTGCATATTCTACGATACCTTCAGCCTGAATCTTAGCCATGTCGGGTCTCCTTTTGTTGGCTATACCTATATATAGCTACTAAATAGCAGCAAAGTAAAGTGTTGTCTAGTGGATTTCTGCGTAATTCTTACCGAATTGTGCATCAATGCCGAGTGGTACGTTGAGCTTGAGTTTGTTGTTCAGGGTCTCGATAGCCTTCTCCATTGTCTGTTGTGTCTGTTCCTGTTGTCCTTCTGCTACAAGTGCAATGATCTCATCATGGAACTGCCCGATTGTCTGCACACCATTGCGGCGACACAGAGCAACCCAGTTATCAAAGCAGAACACACCTGTGGATTGGTTCAGGGTAGAGAACTTATCCTTGTCACTACGAAGGCTGTGGTAGTAGCCGCTGACAGGGTTCTTGAGCCAGCGCTTGCCGTTCTTTTCCCTCGGGTACATATCATCGGCCAGCTTTGTAATGGCCCAATTACGATCCCAGAAGGCATTGAGCAGCTTCTTCGCCTCACCTACAGACAGCCCCGTGGTGCGACTTAGCTTGGTTGCACCGACCCCATAGGTCGCAGAGTAGTTCACCACCTTGTAGTTCTTACGCAGAGCCTTCAAGGATACCTCACCAGAGTTATGCCTGTCAATGTCTTCCTGTGTCACAGCGCCAGCATGTTTAGCCAAGTCAAGGTGTGGGTCGAAGCCTTCCTTGCTCATCTCTGCTACATAGTCAGGGTCCAGAGGCTGCATGTAGTGCCGCTTGGTGGTATCCTCAAGGCTGGTCATATCAGCACCACACAGGACGTAGCCCTCCGGTGCGGTCAGACAGCCCCTGATCTCTGCACCCCAAGGCTTGTCTACACCGGGGAGGTTGACCAGTGGCTTGTAGTGACGGAAGCGTAAGGTGTTGGTGAACCCTGCAATCTCAGCCTTAAGCCAGCCGTCTCTGTGACAGTCAAGGAAGCCCTTGAAGATACCGAGACGGTGGTTGATGACCGAGAGGCCATCCAAAATTCCCACCGTAGGGTGTTGCTCGATCAGCAGCTTGACACTCTCACAAAGCTCAGAGCCGTCTCTGACCTGCTCTACAGCCCTCTCAGAGCCATCAGGGTTCCGGTGGTACTTGAAGGTAGCAGGTTGCCAGCCCAAGCCACGCAGCCATTCCTTGACCTGATCGTTGCTGTTGGGGTTTGCACGCTCTTCCTTGTCCAGCACTTGAATGGGGCCTACTGTGGTGGAGGGATGGCCACCAGCCCGTAGCAGAGCATGCCAGCGCTCACCATAGACGGTAAGGCTACCATCAGCCTTGGTCATGCGCTTTGGCATCTCCACTTTCTTGTAGACCTTATTCTTCGGCATAGCTTCTGCGAGTTGCTCGATTTTCTCTTCTTTGAGCCGCTGAAGCTCGTCGTAATGAGACTGAGCCTTTTCCACGTCCAACTTCCATCCGAGAGCTTCCTGCTGTCGAGCGCAGTCCATCTTGAATGACAAGTATTGAACGAAACTGTCTCGTTCCGTCTGGTCGGGATACAGCCACTCCAACTGGGCCGACAAGTCTTTGTAGAGCCTTGCGTTGATCTTCACGTCTTCGTTGCATCGGTGTGCATACTCCTCTGGTGTCAGGTTGTTCCAGTCCTTGATCTGCGGCTTAGGAATGCCGTAGTCTTCTCCGTAGCCCTCAAGCCCATGACGCAGGCGATCATGGTTCAGATACCAAGACAGAGCCAGTGTGTCCACCAGCTTAGCCTCCACCTTGATACCGAGCAGCTTTTCCACTACGGGGATGTCGAACCGGATGATGTTGTGACCTACCAAGGTGTCTGCCTGAGTGAGCAACACAGCCATCTGGAACTCATCATGCGTATGATGGACTACACCATCCTTGCCCATCCAAGAGAGGACGTGGATTTTGGTGGCCTCTTCTAGGAGGCCGTCAGTCTCTATGTCAAATACTACCATCTTTAACTCCTACAGGAACTAATAGTGTTCTTCCCCGACCTTTTCTCGGCCAAGGCTAAGTAATCCAGAAAGCGTTGAGGAAGACCCCGCTTAACGCAAGAGTCATAATCATCCCCTGCTAAACCCAAAGTCTTGTTGCAACTGCGGCAAATGAACCCCCTAAAGCTGCCCGTTTCGTGGCAATGATCTAAGTCAAGTCCAGTAGCTTTGCCACAACACTCACAGTTGCTTGGTTTGAACCGATTGAAACCCTCTTTTAACCTTGCCTTAACCTGCTCTCGGTTAGAGTAACAGGGCTTACAAGCATTGTACCGCCCGTCTGCATTGAAGGGATGCTTGTAGAAATCAAAGAGGTCTTTACTCTCTCCACAAAGGTTGCACGTCTTCATCACGCAAGCTCCTTAAGAATGAATGTCTTTGGATCGAAGCGCATTCTACCAGCATGACCCACCTCAGCGCAAGGTCTATTTTTCTCTACGGTCAAGAAAGTTGTGTTGCGGTCATCCTCTTCCTCTGCCTCTTTGTTACGGCTGAGGTTGACGATGACAGAGGCTCGCTGTGCAATCATCTTACAATACTTAGGGTCGCCATTGTCGTTGGTGTGGGCAATGGTGACAATGCCTACGTTAAGCTCTGCTGCCAGCTTGGACAGACGGACAGACAGGTCAGCAAGGATTTGCTCTTTGCCGTCTTCTGTCAGGCCAGCTACAACATCTTGGATAGGCTCAAAGAAGATGAAGCTACAGCCACAAGCCTCACGGAAGAAGCGGATTTGCTCGATAAGCTCATCAGCACCCTGACCATCAGGAAGGTAGAACTGATAGAAGTTCTCATCCTTGGTAAGGTCCACAATGGCTTCTTCTACCAGAGGGGCTGTATCCTCATCAATCAGATCACGTCGAGTGACGTTGCCGCCCATATGGTAAGACACCAGACCGAGAAGGGAACGCAGCTTGGTTTCCTCAAGGTGCCAAGTCGCAAAGGGAACCTTGCGCTGCAACAGGTTGTATTCAAGGTAACGCATTACCTCAGTCTTGCCTACGCCAGTGGGAGCCTTGATGACCGTGAAGTGACCCTGCATCAGGCCCATGATCTTGTCGTCAAGCGCTTGGATACCAGTGGGGACATACTGGTGTTCAGGGGTATCCCGGTACAGGCTAAGGAACTGATCGCTGGTGTTCAGGATGTTCTCTGGTACGAACTTCTTTGCACCATACCATGCGTTCTTGAATGCCTGTGCCTGACCAGCCTGAAGGAACTCATTGGCATCCTTGTACTTGTCATGCGGTACACGGTAGACCTTGTTGGGGAACAGGTTGGACATCTTTGCAGCAATGGCATTGCCAGCCTCATCAGTGTCCACAGACAAGACGATCTTCTCAAAGCTGTCCAGCCATGAGCTACACTTCTCCCACAGAGCCTTGGAAGGGGTAGCAGAAGGCAGTGAGACTACAGGGTTGGTGTAGTTGCCCTTGAGCATCTGATAGGCAGACATAGCATCTACCTCACCTTCGGTCACAGTAACAAACCGAGCAGAGCCTGCATTCCACAGGTTCATGCCGAACAACTCATCTGCTCGTAAGCCTTCAGTGCTGAATGCCTTCGGGTAGTACCGAATCTTTTTCCCACCGGAGGGGTAGACATACTCTTGCTTCACAGGACCATCAGCATCTGAGTAGGTCTTGACGCCGTAGAACTCCATAGTCTGTTGGCTAATACCACGTTCTGCTACAAAGTTACCACTACCATTCTGTAGGCTGGTAGCTGGCCGGATGTTCTTTGGGACGTAGTTCATATCGTTGTTCCTTTCTTTCAGTGGGTACTTAGCAAGCACTTCCTCTGAGTACCGCTTACCCTTAGCAGGATAGCCTGTACCACAACTGAAGCATTTACCATAACCGTTTGTGTTGTAGCTAAAGGCATCAGTGCTATCGCAGTGTGGGCATGGTTGGTGGGCTATCTCAGTCATTCTCTTGTCCTCTGTAATTCTGTAGTATGTACTAGCCACTAATTCAAAGCGAAGTAAAGGGGGGCTACCTACAATTCTACTACCTCTTTCAGTTTTTCTTTGATCCTGTTGTCAATTTGCAACACTCGTTGTTTGGTGATGTCGTACCTCTCACCTATCTCGGCAAGTGTGGCCTCATCAGTACCATACCGCATCAGGAAGATTTCATAGTCCCGTTCAGAGAGCGTTTGCTTCATAACCTCTTGAACCTGCTGAACCCAAAGGTATGCCTCTGTCTCACCTTGGTAGACTACCTCATCACCCTCTAGGAGGGCCGTAGAAGCCTCCAGAGCGGTCTTGAGGCTGTCATAGGTACGGGAGGTCATATGCTCAGTCACAGGGGCCTCAGAACCCTTCCTGATAGCCCTAGCATTGACCCTCGTTTCATGAGAGGGGGGTATGTTCACGGGGCCTTGACGAAGTGAGATAAAGTCCCGCATTCGCTTACGGGCCTCCCACTCCAAAGTAGGGGGGTGGGTATTTCCCCTCGCCTCACTTTCTAGGAGGGCTACCATCCCCTCCTGTATCAGGTCATCGGTAAGTTCATACCGCCGGAAGCTAAGAGCTAACTTCCGGCACACGTTCATCTTTTCTTCGGTGTTCATCAGTTGATACGACTTTCTAAGAAACTGTCTACATAATCGCAGAGGTCACTGGCATACATCTGTATGCGTCCTGCTGCATCTGCACTTGGGTGTGTACGGCTCTTACAATCATCGAGCATTGCCATAGCATCGTCAATGATGTCCTTGAGTACATGTTCGATCTCGTCCATAGGGGCTATCCTTTGTATGGGGGGTACTTTTGTACAGGGGGCTAGGTTTAAGAGAGGGGGGTACTTTTGTGGAGAGGGGTCCATTTCTGGATAAGGTGAGGCTTGAATGCCTTCCAGCCATCATCAGTGATAGACCACGCCTTGATAAGGTTAGGGTTCAACTCTGCCTCTGTATCATCCCACTTCTTGAGTGCTGCGACAATACTAGAGTTCAGCGTCATCTTGCGGGTGGTAAGAGTGCCATCCTTCTTGGTGAAGGTGACATCTACGATGCCCTGCTTGAGGTCCATCAGCTTGTTCATAACGTCAATCATCGGGTTTCCTTTCGTTTGGTATGCAACAAGAATAGTCGGAGCGTTTGTCAGTGTCAACCCCCTATTTCCCACGGAGGGGTCAATTTCCCACGGACCCCCTATTTCCCACGGTGGGGTCAATTTCCCACGGAGGGGGGTTGAAATTGGATTTAGCTCAAATACCTAAAGTATTCGACTAAAACTTGAGTAAAATTTGATACAAATCCGATGCACGCAAAAAGTGTATAAAATTTGCATCAAATACTTTAGGTTTTGAGTGCATCAGTATTTATCTAAAATACTTTAGGTTCTGAGTGCATCAGTATTTGAGTAAAATACCCAAAGTATTTAGTACAAATTTGATACAGTTTTGAGTGACCCATAATTATACCATAAAACCCCCGGCTCTGTCAACCCATATTTTTGCATAGCTCGCATGACACGAATTTCCTTGACATGCGCTGAGTGCATACCTTAGCTATGCGTCTGGTGCATGTCAAGCAAAAAGTGTTTAGCTAAGTTTATCTCAAATTGTCTGCACTTTTGGTGTGCTGGCATTTGAGCTTCCTACCTTAGATAGAAAATAAAAATGGCGCAGGTTTGGTACCTGACTCTAAGACCTGAAAGCCTTGCCCGGAAAATACCCGTCTTCAAATTATGCTTAACCCTAGCATATCTAAAATTTGATGTATAGCCCCTGAGCCATGATATTATTGCATGGCCATCATGCAGATTTGCATAGCTTACTAGGCGAGTTCAAATTAGAGCTTCCAATCTAAGGTTGTACCGGGCCTGCAACCTGGGCGGGAAAATCCCTGGGCAAATACTACCCAGAGTAGAAATGGCCGTAGAAGCGCCTAGAACGCCCGTACACGGGCTTTAGCCCTTTTCGGGTATGTTACCCCATAGAAAGCGCTGTTCACGTTCGTTCTATGCTTGTTCTCGGCTTGTTCTCTTTTCTGTGCCTATATATAAAGACAGCCTAAGCCATGACTTGAGTGCATGCAAGCCATGCAAAATTAGCTGGTGACAATCTCGGAAAAATCCTGCCTTATGTTCTCACAACAAACGCAAGCCAAAGGGAATAAGGCAATGAATAACGAATTCGTAACGGTTTTTAATCCTCATAAGACAAAAGAATACAAGGCTTTTGTACTTCTGCGCCATTGTGGTAAAGTCTATGTTGAGCATCCGGTTTATGGGGATGAAGAAACAATTCACGTTGTCAATGATGATAAAACCATCTCTTGTACCGGGCATTATGAAATTAGTGATATCATGGACGATATCCGTTACAGCAGATGACCTATGACCCATTGCGACCCTTTTGGGGTCGCTTACATAGGCCGAGCGCCCTTTTGCCTTTTCTCTCCTCCTAGGCAACCTTGGCGTCTCGGTCTGTGCAAGCGACCATCGCTTGGAACAACCAAAACAAGGACTAGAACCGTGAAGAAAATTACCATTGTAAATTCTGCGACCGCTAGCGACCTAGTGGGCATGGGTATTTTGCAGACCACTGAAGCCCGTAAGTCCGTCAAAACTGGCTGGCTAACCGTTGCGCAATGGCTAACACTGCAAGGCTTGAATGCAACCCATGGCGAGCGCATTCTACTAGGGTTAGAATTGAACAAGTTCGCACAACTTAATGGTGTAAAGTTGCCAGAACGTCAACCCGGCTTTCCTTGCGCCTATCCTGTGTCCTTGCTTGCAACTGTAACAAAATTGAGCAAAGTTTAAGCTAATGTTTGAGAAGCATCAACCCGCAATACAAGAATTTTGCCTAAAATCTGACGCAAATGCAGAACGATTGTTCCTGTTGGTGCTTCTCAGTATCCGGCAACCATTTCACCGCATGCAAGAACAATTCAAGTCTGTTGCAACCTATGGGTGGCAAGAGTCTCCTGCCTTGTTTGGGTGGAAAAGGGAAGGCTTTC